GGCATTCTTTTGGCGAGTCGTCAGCTTCATCGCTTTTTGTTGTAGCGGGCGTAGATCGCAGCATCAGCCGTCCGCGCTTTGCCACCTCTCATGTAGGCATTGACTCGACCCATGGCCCAAGCCGCCATCGGCACATTGCGGGAACCGCTCGACAGGTAAGCACCCTGGCCTTTGCGATAAACCGCAGCCAGCTCACCGTAAAAGAAACGTGACTTCTCAGCTTTTTCTTTTAGAGACTTTTTTGTTGCCTCGCTTAGAGGTTTTCTTTTTGGTGCCACCTTGCTTGGTCCTCGAAGCGGAAACAGCTTTGATGTCGATGAACTCCCCAGCCTTATAAGCCTCGGCAGTTCGCTTGATCTCGCGGGCCTTGGCAGAGCGGTTCTTCGCACCTGAGAGGTACTTCTTAGGCAGGCCGGTGGCCTTGTCCTTCGGAACTCGCCGCTGCTTCCGTGCCATTACTTCTTCTTGCCGCCCTTCTTCTTTTTCTTGGGCTTACCCATTCCGTAATGTCCAGGCATCAGTCAGCCTCCGAAGGTGCTTCCTTTTTAGCGGACTTTTTCTTGGCCGTCGCTTTGGGCTTGGCCTCAGGCTCAGCGCCTTGCACTGTGAACTTGTACTTACTTGCCAATTCGGACATCGCCGTACTCTTTGCGGAGGTAGTCCAAAGTTACCTCTGACCCGTCATCTTTGACAAAACGGCGGATCGCTTCGCTCGGCCCCATCTTGTTGGACAGCTTTCGGAAGTAAGCCGCACGACGTTCGCTGTTTCCGAGAATCTGTTTCTGATCGGCCTTTGACTGACGGGCTAGCCATTGGCCATAGGTTAAGTTCCCAGGCACCGTGCCTTCCTTGGCCTTACGCCTGCCCTCTTTCGGTGGCTCAATCCCCAAGCCCTCGTAATTAACAATCGGCACAGTCGTGGACCTGCAGTTGAAATGCTGCGGCGGTGTTGGTCCCTTGCCGTACTCAAACACCCGACCATCAAGTGAACGACAGATTGCTGATGTCTTGCCGTCCAGCGTCGCGATGTAGCGATACTTTTGCGTGACATCTTGATTGGCCTGATAAGTCTGCTGGCTCGCAGCATTCGCAACCTGATTCACGCTGGTTCTGACAAGTGCCATCACCTGATTGTTGGCAACAGCAGTGGCCTCACCACCCGCCTGGGCCATTTGCCGGACACTGCCACGCTGGCCAAAACGCAGACGGCCTTTCAAACGCCGGGCGATCTTGTCCGGTGACTCACCAGTCAGCAAACCGTTGCGAACCGTCTTGGCAAATAGCTCGGCCTGCGATTCGGCAAGACCACGGAATGACTTTTCCAGCACCTTGCCATTTGGCAACGTAATCGCAGTGCCCTGCGCCGCTGTTAGCTGAAACGTCGCGCGAGGCGCGCCAGTCACAGCAGCCTGCAGATCATCGCTCAAGCTGACAACGTTGATCGCGGTCGGGTCAACCGTGGCAACAGAACGCGCAAAATCTGGACTGATCTGCACGTCACGAATCTGCCGCTGCAGATTTTCAGGCAAAGCACGGCGCAGCTCACGCGCGACGAACTCAGACTGCAGAACTGCCAAACCCTGCAGCTCCTCCGTCATCGCGAGCGTGCTGGTGCCTGCCCAGTTGTCGAGCGAACCTTTGAGCTGAGCAAGAATCGCACGCAGTCGTGCTGCTTTTGCAGGTGCCGACAGCTCATCGAGACCCCTGAGCCGGTCAACAGCCTCAAGAATTAGATCGTTGTAGGCCAGCGCAATGCGCCGAGCCACGCCGTTGCTGAACCTGTTCAGATCGACAGCGTTACGGTAAAGCTCGGCAGGCGTCGTCATGTTGGCTCGATCCCAAGTTCTTCAGCTGTGGCGATCGATAAGGCCGACACATCTGCGCCCATTCGCAATGCTTCGCCCACGATGCCCGTGAACTCAGCGATCACAGCATCATCGTAAGTATGAATATGCGACTCAGTAACAGCGCAGATCTTGCCGCGCTCAAACCACGTCGCTCTGATCACCGCAAAGTATTCATTGCTTAGCTCTTCCTGAGCGAAGAACAGCAGCTGCTTCCTAGGCGGGTTTGGCTTGTGCAGTCTGTCCAACCAACCCATCATTCAGCACCTTCTGATTCCTCCTCAGTTTCCTCTGGTTCTGGCATTTCTGCCTCCTCAGGTTCAGGCGTGGGCTCTGGCGTTGCAATCTCAACGAGGCCACCCGCTTGGGTCGCCTCCAGCTCCTCCTCAACGTCCAGGTCATCGAGCACCTCACCCTTGCTCAGCTCTTCCAGCAGCGTGCGCTGAGTGATCGTGCCTGCGGTGTAGAGCTGCAGCAGCGATTGAATCTCCTGCGGCTCCAGACGTGCGCCAACAAAGTCGCGGTTGATGAACGCGCTGCCAGCTTGCGGCTCCTGCATGTAGGCCGCATGGAAGCGCAGGCAGTTGTCCACCATGTCTTGGACCTGCTGAGCCACCACCTGCATGGTGCTGTCACCCTGGCTGCGGTCGATCCGCTTGGCCTCAGCTGTCTCTGCTGAAAGCTTCTGGCCCAAAATGGCGGCCATGCCCAAGGTGTTGATTTGGTGCTCTAGCTGTTCGAGGCGCCTGAACTGCGCGTCGTAGCTGTTGCCCTGGGGCTCGATGTAGCGGGCGTCCGAATCGGCGGGGAGGGCCATTGCTTCCCCTGGACCTGCGCTGATCTCCTCTGCCGCCTGAGGGAACCCAAACAGGGCTAACAGGGGCACAGCCGAGATATGGAGAATATTGTCTAAATCACTTTGAGTCTGATACGCCTTGAGGTTCAGCTCAGCGATGTCAGCCAGCGGCGGGCGCGACTCAAGCAAGCCGACGCGGTTGGAATAGGCAACGGCAAACGGGATTTGATCGAGGCTGGTCTGACCTTCATCGACAATCTTGAAATCGCCGTTGTCGTCCTTCTGGTGGATTTCAAAAGCACCAGGGGTCAAAACACGGACTTGCTCGATCTGCTTTTGGCCGTAGAGACCTTCAGGAACCACGATCTGCTCATGTAGGCGCAGCTGGGTGAGCTTCTGCTGGCCGTCGATAATCTCTGAGCGCCAACCCAAAATGTCGCGCGGCGTGTACGCGGTCCAGTACGGGCGGCCATTGTCACCAGCACGCGGCGCATCCACCAAGACACCGATGTGGCCGTACCTCAACATACGGCGGGATGTTTCATACAAAAAGACATCGAGATTATTGCCGGACAAATCAACATCAAACAGATGCTCTGTGATCACATCACTGACATCAGTGAGGCGCACAGGCTTGCGGGTCAACATGCCCGCCAGCAGCCTTTCGATCCTTACAAAGTAAGGCTGCAAAACCGAACGCTGGAGCCTGGCATCGAACGATTCATCAAGCTCCCTTGGCTCCTGCGGAAGGTACTTGCGATGTTTTTTACGCACGCTGAAAGTTCCACCCTGGAGGGTTTCGGGGAGTTCCCAATGGGGTTCCATCCCGATCCACTCCAGGCTCGGATCGCCAACTTCCGTGACTTTCCCGGAACGCTTCCGGCCTGATGTCGTCGCAGATGAATACACAGCCGAATCCCGCCCTATACCCGCAGTTTAGTAAAGCCTGATTCCCGTGGACTTACCAGCTCGTTCATAAAGCGGATTGAACGCGCCAAGGATCAAATAGCCAAGGCCATCCGTCCAGTGCTCGATATTGGCCGACTTGTCGATCACATAATCCTCAGCGCCATCTTTGAACGTCACATTTTTGAGCGCCTTGATTGTGTGTTTACAGCGTGGATGAACAAAGAGGCGGATGCTGCCCTTGGCAGTTTTGATCATCCAGTTGGTCGCGTTGATCTTGTCTTTGACGGCCCACGGTGCCTTGGGGCTGATGCAGCTGAAGCCAAAACGGCGGATGATGTCGTGATCCGTCCGGCCTGCGGATGATGTCTTGCGGGCAGAGCCTGTCGGGTCTGGGTAGGCAATGATCTGGCGATCGGGGAAGCGATCCTTGAGCATGGCGCACACCTCGTCGGTGTTCGACTGCTTGACGGCTAGCTCATCCCAGATGTGCAGCGTGTCGCCAACCCTGCTGCCCAAGACGCCCGCCATGATGCTGACGTTGAAGTCAGTCCCCCAAAAGATCGGGCCGCCAGTGTCCTTGATGTCTTCCGAGATGTTGTCGTCACTGAAGCCGGGGTAGACCCTGCCGGATAGCGTCTCGAAGCTGGCGAGATACTCCTGGCGGAAGGTGCGCTCATCGAGCGTGTTGCGTGCCGCCTCGATCTCCTCAGCGGAGACGTTGCCACCGTCGATGGTGGTGAACGAAAAGGTGTCCCAGTCGTCCTGGTCCTGGGCCTGTTCCCACAGGTCGTGGAACCAGTTCAGCCCTGCTGGTGTGGTGATGAACCAGGCCGGGCCATTTTGATCCGAGAGGGCCGGGCGCAAGACCATCTCCCAGGCCGTCTGCTTGACGTAAGCCGCCTCATCAACAACCAGAGCAGACAAGCTCACGCCACGCAGGCTGTCTTCATTGTCAGCGCCGCGTAGGGCGATCTCGCTGCCATTGACCAGCTCGATCGACAGGTCTGTCTCGTTCTTTTTGGCAATCATGCTGTCGGGCGTCATGGTCTTGAGTTGACGCCAGGCAATTTGCTTTGCCATCCGGTAGTTGGCGGTGACATACCAGCAGAGGCTGCCGGGCTTCTCCATGGCCCAGCAAATCAGCCGGGTTATGCAGAGGTAGGTCTTGCCAAAGCGCCGCCCAGAGCAGAGCAGCTTGAAACGGTGGTCAGCGTCCCAGACTTGCCGCTGTGGATCCGTCAGGCCGCTGGTGAGACCGTGGACCACCTCCTCTGTGCGGTCATCATCTACAGGCTCAGCAAAGGCCAGCAGGGGCTCTTGTACTGCGAGGCCGTCAAGCAGCATCAGATGTCAAAGCGCAGCAGCTTGGCCTGAGTCTCTAGGGCCTTGATCGCGACTTGCAGATTGTCTTCTTTGCCTGCCTTCTGCTCATATTTAACAAGGCGTGCAATCGCAGCAGCCAACCATTCGGGCCGCTCGATCTCTGAGTCCTGTTGAATCAACTTGCGAGCGCGCTGCATGTAAATGTCTGCAGTGCGTTCAGAGACATCCCACTGCTCCGCCGCGTATTGCAAGATTTCAAAGCGAGAATAGGACTTGATTAACAGGCCATAAACCGTTTGAACCCTTGCGGTCATCTCCGCATTAGTTGACTTTGTTTGAGTCTTCTTTCCCATGCCCTGAGCCTACAGGGAGTCACTGGAAAGATAGCTTAGGGCCGATGAACTTTGCGCCAGTAGTCCTGGAGTTGCAAAATTTTCGGCTCAACCAGGTGCATCGAACTCACTGTCCCGACGAACTCCCCGACCTGGATCCGAACACAGCCATCGTTTTCCAGGGTGCGGATTTTGGCTGCGGGCGTAGGCAGCTGCGAGTCGTCTTTGGTATTCGAGCCAGACATTGAGGTCATGGTGTCTCTGAAGAGCGCGAAGGGTGTCTTGGTCCATGTGTTGAATTTTGGTGTCGGGGTATGGATCGGACCTCAACCCGCCCTGCCTTTCCCGCGCAGCTCTGCGGGTGTTGTATAGCTTTCAGCCTGGTGGGGGATCATCCAGGCATCAGGCTCCCCGACATGGGATCAAATCATGACTGGAGTAGCAAATTTTGAGCCGGGCGAATCAAGACCCTCCCAAATCTCTGCATAGGTCGGAAGTGCCTCTGATTTGATCATGTCCTCAATTACCCCGATGACAAAATCTCTGTAAGGGCGCAACTGAGTTTGCCGGGTCGGTAGGCAGGCAGCAATAGCAACGCCTGGAGGCCCATGTTGACCTATCTCGTAGACCCTCCGCCCGTAAATGCAGTTGAGCGTTTCAGTCGGAGTATGGAGGTCGACATCAAAGCCAAGAATAGAAGCGCCACTTACAGTCCAAATTCCTGTCTTGTCGCTTTTCAGCCAAGTGTCAGGCCATTCGTCTTCATACTTTTGTTTGGGGCAAAAGGCAAGATGGCTGGCCCCTCCATCGCGCGCTATTTGATAAGCCTTTTTGCGATCAGCTTTGTCACGAGAAGCACGACCCATCAGTTCGCCCCCTTCTTTGTAACAGGCTTGATAAAGGTCAAGAGGCAACGGTTGTCGGCAAAGACTTCGTTGTCGGTTTCTGCGTATTTGTAGCCGCAGAAGCTGGCGTGCTTGCAGAGGGAGGTGAGCTGCTCCTGAGTGGTCTCTGGATAGATCAAGAGGTTGGAGGACTCACCGCCTTTCCAGTCGGGTGACTCGGCAATGGAGTCATCCCAAGGCTGGAGGGGTGCGTAGGGGTTGTCGGTCATTTGACGGGTTCCACGGTGTAGGTGAAGCCAGCTTCAGTGGCGGCGTTTTTGAGGCTCTGTAGCTCGTCCTCGTCGTAGGCCGGGTCGGCCCACTGCAATTCGTTGTTCAGGAAGGCTTGGATCTCCCACTTGGGCTGGATGTCACGGTTGAGAACCATGAGGCTGTCGCGAGCTTCGAGTTCAGTTTGGTGACGCTCGAAGGACTCGAAAAGGTCGAGCATGTAGTTGTGATGATCCATGAGGTGTTGGAATCTCTCCAATGCCAATATGGCATACCAAAGGCATACCGTCAACCCTCTTCAGCGACAGCAGCGATAACGGCACACACCACGGCTTCACACTTGGACGCGGGGACGCAGTTGTACTGGCGCAGAACTGCGGTCATCGCCCGATCAATAGCGTCACGCCCGCGTGAAATGACAACAGGCTTGTAATCGTTCACCGGCTCAACAGAGTCGATGTCAGACAGCAGCAGCTTCCGCATCAGATCTTGACGGCTCATGTCGCGCTTGACGGCCTCTTGGGACAGGTACTCGCGCTCAGCCTCAGTCAGGCGGACATCAACACGGACAGGGTAACGACGGTTGGATTCAGACATCAGAAATCAAACAGATCAGAAGGGTTGGTGGATTCAGCCTTGAACGGGCTGGATTGACAGAGGCGCACGTCAAGATCCCATCGAAGGTTCCCGATGGTGACGCTCGGGCTGCCGAGCTTGGCCGCTCGCACATTGCCGGGATTGCTGGCATCGGCAATGACCCAGCCATTGGACCATGCCCCGTTGCGATGCAGCTCCACAGGGGTGCCAGCAGAGGGGGGTAAAAACCCCTCAGCTACCCCTCCCCCGGAAGTGGGGGTTTTAGTAGAAAAAGGGGAATAACCCCTTTCTTTATCGTGCGCGCG